TTAGTTGCCAAATAGCAATGCCGAGCGGCCATTTTCAAACTCAAGTGCTGCCCATGTTTCCACATAGACATCCAAACGCGTATTTTGCGTGTTCGGTTGTCCAGATAGATTAATCAACAAGGTCGGTCGATCTGCGCTTGTAAAGTTAATCGTTCCATCAAGCTGCCTCGCAAAAGGTGCTTGGCGACCTACAATATCTCCAAGAGTCCAGTTCATAAAGGATAAATCATATCCTGAATCACGTTCCTCCTTTGCATGTTGCGCGAGATCATGCCATACCAATGAGTCCCACGCAGTCTCGCGATCACGGCCCGCAATAATCAAACTTATCAAGTTGTAAAACTGTCCTCCACTAATGTCTGATGAATAACACCATCGTTGATTCGCATCCAGACGTGCTTGTGATCGAAAGGCCATGACCATTCGCGCCGCAGGATGTTCTCCATCGAGCCGACGTGTTGCTGTCGCCACACCTCCACGTGACAGAGGAGCATAATCAATCGGTCCCTGTGTAAAGTTATTTTCATACAGTCGCTCAAATGGAACCGTGAGCATAGTATTTCGTAAAGCACTCTGTGTATCTTTATCTGTATAGATATGACGTGTTTCAAGTTGAATCGTCGGCGGACCCATCAAAAGCCGATCCAGTGTAGAAAATCCAACAGGACTTGCGGTTGCCGATGTCTTGATTTGAAAGTCCGTTCTATTCCATGGCTGTGGCCGTGCGCGACCATCGGATGCCTCTACGAGATCATCTAGCTTTCGCAGAAAACACCGGACACGAAAACTTTGATTCGTCGCCGCAATGCGAGGAAATCCACCATCATCAAGATCTTGGCACCCAATCAACGGCAGCGAAAGTCGCATAAGTCCAGGGGTCGCATTTCTCTGGATTTCTAATGGAGTTCCACTGTGAGTTCCCGTAAGCGCATTTTCTAAAAACGCAGAGTTTAGCGATCCGCGGCTTCGCGTAGTTGCGAATAAACTATCGCCACTCCATTCTTGAAGAAGGAGACGATCCTGGAAAAACTGGATTTTCTCAAAAAGAAAATAGGCGATTCCCCGAGTATATCCATAGGAAACACCTGCTGTATCCGTAATCACAGAGACACCATTTACAGTCGCTTGAGCCTCAGGAAGCCATGTTGGAAGTTCAATCAAGAGTGTCGGTTCAACAACAACATCGCCTGCGATTTCAAACTGGAACTCAATAGATCGTCCGAACTCAGTTGCCTGAAGCGGAGGAATACGGCGAAGTTCATGGATGATCGCATTTTGGGAAGTGTATCGATTATCATACGGATATAGTGCTGTTTTGTCATCTGATACGAAATAAGCATCTTTATTGCCCCGTGAAAGAAGTTCATAGAGAGCCCCTTCACTTGTTACATTGGCTGAGTTCATGTACACTACTTATTTCAAGCAGATTCTCTGCGCAGAAATAAATACGTATAGGCTGACTATTTAGCTTCACATACACATTCTTCTTGTTTACATTCCTTACAGGTTGTATCAGCGGCAAGGATGCGAAGCGTCGCAGCACGTTCAACTCGCTTAGGAAGATCAATCACTGCCTTTCGACCATATCGGGCAAACCAGAACTCATGACTCGCTTCTTCCCCATCTTTGATCCAGACATCTAGAAATGCCTTTGCTTGTTTATATCCGGGATCCGACACATGAACACCAATCTCTTGAAGTTTTTTTAACAATGTTACAGCTTCTTGAACTCGCTCGGCCTTAGTTTTATAGACCACCATCTACATGACCAACCCATTTGTCTTTAAGACTATGAATCAGTTGTATAGACATTCACAGTACTCATAAAATAACGGCCTTGCGCAATCAAATCCTTTTGTTCATATGTAGAGTAGGTATAGTTGGCTGTATTTAATGTACTTAACGGAGTTGTATTTCCATATGTAGGCTGCGTGGCCAAAACGGTTGCCTGATAGTTAATCCACTGTGTACCTGATTGGATATTCTTAATATATTGGCTAAAATCCATCTATGCGCTCTATCCTCAAATCTGAAAATAAGTTTCAAAAAAAGAATGTGTGGCATCTTTGCCTGCTTTGGAAAGGGCTCATGTCCGGATACAGATTCATGTCTTAAATCGCTTGAGAATCGGGGACCCGAAGGATCTAAGCTCGTTACAACGCCCCATGGAGTTCTTGGATTTACACGGCTTGCGATTAATGGACTCAATCCAGCAGGCATGCAACCTTTTTCTCAAAATGGGATTACGTGGATCTGTAATGGAGAAATCTACAATGCGACCGCCCTCGCCAAGGAATATGGAATTTCTACAAAATCAGGATCTGATTGTGAAGTTCTTGGTGAACTCTATCGTATTCACCGTGATTCACCGGCCACCTTTTTCAGATGCCTTGATGGAGTATTTGCGATTATTCTCTATGACTCGGAACGAGATCTTCTTCTTTGGGGTCGTGATCCATATGGAGTTCGTCCCTTGTATGCGGCATGGAATGTGACTGGACTTGACTCTATTGATCTAACAGCTTGTAAAGATTTTTCAGGATTAACTATGAAACTTATTATGGAAGGAGGTACACTCGGTACTCTATGTTTAGCCAGTGAGCAAAAGGCAATTCCAAACACACATCCGTATGGAATGCAGTTTTCACCTGGCTGTTATGGATCCATTTGCGCATCAAGTGGAGGCAACTTTAGCATGTATCCGTATCATACAAGCCAGTGGTTAAAAGATCCATTCTATAGCCCTGCGCATCCAAATGGACTTCAGAATGCGATGGAGGCTGTGCGTTTTTCCCTTGAAGAGGCTGTAAAAAAGAGAATGATGACGGAGAGACCATGCGCGGCACTGTTAAGTGGAGGGATTGACAGTAGTTTAATCGCTGCGCTTGTTCAGAAAAATCTACTCGCACTTGGTCTTCCACCGTTAAAAACATTTAGCATTGGCATGCCAGGAAGCACAGATTTAGCCTATGCGAGAAAAGTCGCAGACTGGATTAAATCCGATCATAGCGAAGTGATTCTTACAGCGAATGATTTCTTTGCTGCGATTCCTGAAGTTATCCGCGATATAGAGACCTATGATATTACTACTGTACGCGCAAGCGTTGGAAACTGGCTTGTTGCCCGCGCCATTCGTGAGACTACAGACTGTAAGGTTGTGTTTAATGGAGATGGAAGTGATGAAGTCTTTGGATCTTATCTCTATTTCTACAAAGCACCAAATGATCAGGCGTTTGAAGATGAAGTAGACAGATTATTACGAGAGATTTATTTGTATGATGTTCTTCGTAGTGATCGATCAATCAGTAGTCATGGTTTAGAACCGCGCACACCCTTTTTAGATAGACAGTTTGTCGCCGCTGCGAGATCCGTTGCGACCTGTTGGCGTCGCCCTGAACAGGGAAAACAAGTTGAAAAATATATTTTACGAAAGGCATTTGAATCAACTGGACTTCTGCCTCCTGAAGTTCTATGGCGTCAGAAAGAAGCCTTTAGTGATGGAGTCAGCAGCCAAGAAAAAAGTTGGTTTCAAGAGATTCAGAGTCGTGTAGAAGATTGTATTCCACTGGTGTGGAAAGCACTCACACTACGCTATGATCATTTAATGCCGATTACACCAGAAGCCTTTTACTATCGAAGCCTTTATGAAAATAACTATGGTTCAGTTCGTGCACAAACGACGATCCCTGCGTTTTGGATGCCACGTTGGTCTCCTGGTGTAACAGATCCCTCTGCTCGTACACTCTCTATTTATAGTTCCTCTTCCGTATGAGCAGGAGACCGATGAGGACTCACATACTTGTAGACCGGCTCTTCATATACATCCGTAAAACGGTAACATATGATGTTCGTTAGAATTGCCGTGCCAAGTAGAGCAAATCCTGCACCAAGAAGAGGTGGATTATCAAATACACTACCAATCATTAGTAGCAATGTACTTGAGATGTAGAGAAACGTAAGTAGAACATACAGACGCTTTGACTGGAACTCCGTATAGGTAATGAGCGGCATAGTGGTACATGATGATGTATGGATCAGGGGGTTTCAAATTTGATCGCCTTTGTATGACTATATCCATGTACCAAATGGATCAGTGTAAAGGTCGCTACACAAAAGAGAAAAAGTATATCAAACTTCCTGTTCAATATGCGTATTTCAGAGAAAAGCGATGTGAAAATGAAGCTGTGCGCGATGAACTCTGTGAAATCTGTTTGAAAAAGAAAAAGACACCCTTTTCATCGGCAAATCAACAGAGTTTATATCATGGCAAGGTGGATGAGCCGTATTTTGAAAATAGTTGGATCTTTGGATCACCGCGATATCTGCGAATCAGTCAAATCCCAGGAAATACTCTGCCCGCGCAAGAACAAACGCAGGCAGAACTGGCTCAAAGGATTGCTCGTAAGGGAGTAGAGATGAAGGTTGTACCGGCTGCGACTACGACCACTGAACCAAAGAAGGGTCATTCGAAGAAGACAGCTGTTGCGCCTGCGCCTGTGCCTGCGCCTGCAGAGGCAGCTCCCGCGCCCCCTGTAGTTCCACAGGGACCAAAGAAAGTGAAGGCACAAAAGAAAGTCGAGGAAACACCGGTAGTTGTCATTGCTGCGGAATCCGTAGAAGAACCTCTTGAAGCGATCGAAGTGATTAAGATTCAACTACGGGCACGAGAGATTAATGGAATATCCTATTGGTATGACTCGTCAAAGGACAAGGTCTATGAAAAGAAAAAGGATAATGCGATTGGTAACTATGTGGGTCGTTATGATTCATCTGCGGATGCTATCTGTACAAGCTTTCCTGATTCTGATGTAGAATGACTGATGCGAAGCAATGTCCATGGTGTGCTCGCTGGTGTTTAAAAGATAATGCATGTGATTATATTTTTGCATGTGGTCTTGATACAAAAGATGGATTTATAAAAAATGCGGGATGTGGGAGGACTTGGTGTTGGCAATGTGGAAAGAAGTATTGTTCTCCATATTACGAACCTACAAGCGGTCAAAAGTTACCTACGGCAAAAGATCATCATGATGCGAACTGTTGTACACGGGAAGAAGGATTTAAGAAGGAAGACTATTGTCCTGGTGGTCATAGTGGACATTGTGGTCAACGATGGTAGAAGGTCTCCGAACAAAAAAATAACTCGTTTAAATATAGAATGTTTAGCTTATTTGGTAAGTCAAAAAAACAAAAAGAAAAAGAAGCGGCCGCCGCCGCAGCCGCACAGCAACTTGCTAAGAATAGGGAAGGTAAAATAGAAAGAACATTCTATTCTGGGCCTCGAGATGAATATGAGACGAAGGTGTGGAAAACTCCCGAAGAATGGGCTCAGGAAAATGCGACTAAGATGGAAGGATACGCCAAACAAGCTGCTGAACAGCAAGCTGCTGTAAATGCGCAAAAAAAAGCAATGAAAAATGCGGAGATTGCTCGGTGTAGACAAGTAGTTGCGGAAGCAAATGCGGCGGAAGCAAATGCGATGAAAGGCGGAAAACGCACGAAGAAATATCGTAAGAATAAGAATAAAAACACGAGGCGAAAGCACTAAGAGGGTTTTGTTTCTTCTGCGGTTTTCTTAAGTTTCTCAAGATACAAGATGCCATCCATAAGTTCTTCCTGCGCATGAGTAATCCAGTCCAACATCTTCAGATCTGTCCGATCGAGTGTAACTCCGTATTTCTTTTTCCCGAGCTCCGAACGTTCGATAAACTTCTTAATCACAGCCGCAACAACTGAATCGGTTGTCTCCATACATAGACGATTCCCTCCTAACTTTAGACCAAACGAAAAATAATTTATTTTTTGTTTGGTTTTCACATACTCTCTTTACGGAGCCTCAACCCAGCCATTAATCAGACCAGTGACCGGATCACGCGTCACCTCGAGATTTGTATAGACAGGGCACGGGTAGTTCGGCATCGTCTTCATGCACTCAATGACCTTCTCACTGCCGAAGAAGTCATGCTCAATGACATCGCCGCGCATGCCATGTGCCAGAGTACAGCAGAAGACACCCTCCATGTCAACAATGTGGCCACCCTCTGTGCTCGAGCGTGGACGCTTCTCCAGAACCAGATTGTAGACCGTGCTGATGTCCATCGGCTCATCACCCACTGTATCCCTGCCCGTGACCCACTTTCCATTTACAGTCATATATGGGTGGAAGGGCGTAAGAAGACAGAGACCATCCTTACCCTGAACCTTGCTCATCATCTGTAGAGGATTCTTGGAGCCACAGGTGACAAACACCTCGACCTTTCGGTTGCCTCCCATCGTCCAGACAATATCACCAGGGCGAATCTCCGAGATCGGCTTGCGGCTACCATCACCCATGCGGATACGGGTGGTACCCGCGAAGCAGCCACCATTATAGGCAGCCGAAGATGCGTAGCTCATGTATGCGGCCGTATTATTCCGAATTGTCGCAACCTGCTGCTGCGAGAGGCCAGCCTTCTGACCCGAGGGCACTGGCGGCACCAGAGAGACAAAGGCATCCTCACCCTGACCAAGGATTGTCTCAAAGAGCGCACCACCACGCATAATCAGGCTGCCAGGGTCCTTGAAGTTCAGCGGACGCTCACACTGGAGAACCGTACGGAGGTAGGAGCGAGAATAATGCTCGCCCCACCGCGACCAGAAACCAGGAGCCATGCCAATCTGACCCTCGGAGGAATCTGCGGATGCGACATCAAGCAGAAGCTTCTTCGTCTTCTCGCATGTAGTGGCCGCAAAGCGATCCGTCAGAACAGCGAGTGCATCTCCAGCACGCGCGGCCTTGTTCATGCTTGCGAACTGAATCGCAGTTGACAGAATGTCGGCATAAACCCGCTTTGCCTTTGCGAACTCAGAAGTATCTCCAGCGGGAGCCACAGCGGGACTACCGTTTACACTCACGGTAATCGCCGCAGCACGCGATACAGGGAAGTAGAAGTCGCGCGCGTGGCCAGCCGCGAGAACACCCGTGTCGACTGTAGTGGAGTTTCCATTCATGGTGTAGGTAATCTGCGCATTACGAGTGCCCGTCACTGCCGCAGTTGCGATGAAGTTGATGAAGACTGTGCCCACCATCGTGACATCTGGAATGAAACCGAAGATACCGCCACCGAGCTCCGCAAGCTGTGCGAGAAAGGAACTCTTCAGCTGGTAACCAAAGCCGAACGTCGAGAAGTTCCAGGGATTCTTCATTACGGCGCGGCGGAGAGCGGGAACCGTGCCACTCGGTGGAGTACCTGCCGTCTCCTCTCCATCTGTTAGAAGAGCCGCCACCACCTTACGACCGGCCATCTGAGGGCGAT